CCAATTAATCAAAAACCATTTTTAGATATTTTACATAATAAATCTAAAAAATTAGACGGAGTAATTGTATGGGATAAACAAAATGCAGGTCTTGGCTACATGGCATATAGGAGGCAATGTGAGTTTATTTATTTTATAAAAGGAAAGCCATTTAAGAAGGGCGATAAATCTGATTTTGATTTGTGGAAAATAGCACGAGATAATGCTACAGATTATAAACACGGAACACAAAAACCAGTTGAATTAGTTGCTAGAGCAATAATTAATAGTTCAAAAAAAGAAGATTTAATTTTAGATTATTTTTTAGGTAGTGGTTCTACATTAATAGCTTGTGAAAAAACAAACAGAGTATGTTATGGTATGGAGTTAGACCCACATTATTGTGATGTTATAATTAAACGCTGGGAAGATTACACAGGACAAAAAGCGGAGTTATTGAATGGTTCGCTATGATGATAGTATTAAGGAAGAAGCTAGAGTATTTTTCTTGCAGGGGATGGGATACAAGACTATCGCTAACAAATTAAAAGAACAATATAACAACTCCATAGCACATAACACAATTAAACGATGGGCTAATCAAGGTAATTGGCATAAGTTATTAGATCAACAAAGGGAGGTTATAAAGCAAGAAACGGCAAGTAATGGCACCCGTTCTAATATAAAGAATATTAAAACATTACAAGCAATACAGTCTAAGTTTATATCACAATTAAAGAGCAGTACATCTGAAATTAGAGCTTACGAGATGGTTTCTGTGATCCGTGAACTGCAACGTCTTGAGGGTGCAAAAGACCTGCAAGACACACTTATTCAGGAGGTTGCAGATAAGATGCCTGAAGCAATGAAGAGAGCAGGCCTATCACAAAAGCAGATTAATTTAGTAATTAGAAACTGGGTAGAAATGGTAAGGGACTTGGAGTGATAATAGAAAGAGCATGGGCTATGCCTCACAAACAAACATTTACAATAAAGCCAATTAAAGAATTAATACAAGAAGAAATAGGTAATAATTACATTGACCCTTTTCCTTTTGAATACAAAGAAGACGCAGTAGATTATCTTAAAAGAATAGAGTCACAAAAGTATGGTGTATTCGATCCACCTTATTCACCTAGACAATTAAAAGAATGTTATAATGGTAAAGGAGAATATGATACAAAAGCTAGCACATGGAGTAGATGGAAAGATTTGATGGCTAGTAAAGTACAGGACAAATGTATTTCATTTGGATGGAATACTTGCGGTCTTGGGAAAAAGCGAGGTTTTGAAATTACAAGAATATTAATAGTATGTCACGGAGGAATGCACAATGATACAATATGCACTGTCGAACAAAGAGTTCAGGAAAGATTAAATGTTTAGGATTTGCGATAGCAATACAGGAGAAGTAATCTATGAAACAGATAATATTCAAGACTTATCAGACTATCTTTATGATCAAAATCCAAAGTATCTTACTGTAAGCATAAATGAGGAACACGTTAAGAAATGGCAAACATTGAAGGATTAGAACAGTTTACACAACACTTACTTGCTAAAGGTCTTATACAAGAAGATTTGGAATTTATTGATTTTGCTAATGATATACTTACTGACTTTATGCGCATGGAACCTAGCGAGTATGTTCCACTTGGAGAAATGCACAAGAGTTGGTTTGATACAATTAATTCTGATAAAAGATATGTTGGAATAATGTGTGCAAGAGGTCATTTGAAGACTACGTTTACTTTGACATACTGTGCATATATGATGTCTAAATATCCAAATTACAGGGCATTGTATGTATCTGCAACACTTGACCAAGCAATAGACAAGTTAGAACAGTTTGAAGAATTGTGTAAACGCTCTTGGCGTTTGTCTAGCTTTATTAAAGGTAAAGAAGATGGCGGATCGTGGAAAAAGAGTGAGAAGCATTATAGCAATGGCAGTAGGATTAGAGCAGCATCTACTAGCAAATCTTTGGAAGGGCCACACGTTCATTTAATTATTCTAGATGACATCCTGGAAGAGTTTCCTAAAATGTCAGATGACAGAGTTATACATTTTATCAAAAGAGTTGTAATGCCAATGCGTTTACCAGAAGGCAAGATACTCTTAATTGGTACACAGAAAAGAATAGGTGATGCCACAGATTGGGTAAGGCAAAGTACAGACTGGGCGCACGTTTGGCATCCTGCCTTGAAAGAAGATGGAACGCCCAGGTGGCCTGAGTATTGGACTACAGATCGTTTAGAAGCTGAAAGACATTCTATGGGAACTAGGGCATTTGAATCAGAGTACTTGTTAAATCCTCTTGACCCAGAAACAGCCGTTGTTCCCTGGGCTGTAATTGAGCCATGTTTAGATTCTTCAATAGGATTTGGTAATCCTTTAGAAAAGACTGACATTGTTATTGGCGTAGATCTAGCGGTAGGCTTAGATACGGCAAACGACGAGACGGCCTATACTGTAGTATCCTATGATCGAGACACTAAGATTCGTCATGTACTTTACCAGTGGTGTGGGAAGGTCAAAGCAGAAGGAGCAGGGTGGCTTACGTCACAAGTAAATAATTTAGTATCATTAGCAGAGAAATACAATCCTACAATGATTATGGTAGAGACTAATGGGTTCCAGAGGCTTGTGGCTCATGCAGCTAAAGATTTAGCTTCTTTACCTGTTAAAGGCCACAGAACAGGCTCTGAAAAACATCACGCACAAATTGGTATTCCTAGAATAGCTTTGGCTCTAGAACAAGGCAAATACATTATACCCTGGAATAAAGAAGTAAACAAATCAGGGCCTGTAGGATCTCGAAAGCTAGTAGAAGGATTGTCTAGATTGATGTGGGGTAAGAATGGTAGATTAGATGGACATACATCAGATGCAGTAATATCATTGTGGATGTGTGAGTTGGCAATACAAGATATAGACAAGCGTGGAATTAGAGTTACAAGCTGGGATAATTTTTAACATAAAAGGGTTATATAACAGCACATATAACCCAATATGAATAAAGGGAATACTTTAACAAAAGACGAATGGAAAGCCTGCATAGAATGTAACGATCCTATAGGAAAACATAGTAATATGAGTGAAGATAAAGAGCGTTGCAAACATTGCTACAATAAATTAAAGTATGGAGTGTCTGACATCAACAACTGTTTTCAAGGGTCAGTTATTACGATAGATTGATGAAGCGTCACAAGGCAGGATACAGTGAACAAACAACACTCTGTGGATATAGCTGCACAAAACAAGAATACAGAATCATGAAACATAGGCATATTAATTTTGTTAATTGCAAGAAATGTCTGGAGTTAATTAAATGAGGTGGAGATTTGATTGCTTTGTTTGTGGAGAGCGTTGGGAAGAAGAACATCGTCACCTGGAGAAACATCACTTTATGTTTAGCGAGGATCATAAAAAAGAAGGCAGACCTGTGGTTGATTGTTACAAATGCAAAATAGAATCTATCTATACACCGATAGTAGGAGACATGGTTGGAAATCGTTCTTGAGATCTTGGCTGGGTTTGCAATGGCAGTGTTGATTACGTTAGTATTGTGGGCATTATATTCGATCCGTACTTTAGGGAAGCTGTGATTATATATGCTTTCGGAATTATTTTTAGAGCTAGATTTCTAGGTGATCGTAAGATTTGTGCTTAACTTCCAAAGTAAAAGCTTATATATGCTACTACAAATACTATAGTATGAGCAAAGATAACTCAACAACCGAATACGACTACGAAACCAAAGAATTTGACCACATGGTCTACCACTATACCATTGATTTTTCAGAAAAATATATGGCTAAAAACGAAGCATACTTTAACAGAGTAGAAGGCAGATTTGCAAGAATTGCAAGACTACCAGGAAACCGCTGGGGAGTTTACGTCAGGGAGGCTTGGTAAAATGGAAGCATGGGAAAAATTAACTGGGCCTCAATTAAAAGAGGCAATAGAAATGTTCCGCACAGAGTGTGACTCAGGTAACGATCATTTATCATTTGACGAATATCAACGTGTTGTTGATGTTCACGCTTTAGCAGAATGGATTGAATGGGAATACACCGAAGTCTTAATGCTAAGGCAACAATGGGAAAATACCATGAGAGCTGAAGCTGAATATGAAGCAAAACTAGATGAAAAATACGGTGATGGTGGAATTATAAATGGGTAAAACAACAGTAATTAGATTTATACCTGATGACAAAGCATTTGCAAAAGCTTATGCTGAATTTATCAAACGTAAAAAAGAGAGAGGTGAAGAATGCAGCTAGTTTTATATTCTTGTGATCAGTGTGATAGTCCCAAGATTCGAATGGAATCAGGATGGAGATGTTTAGTATGCGAAGATTAGAACCAATAACAATTAAATTAGCTAGAGTAGATCGTGAAGACAACTTTGTAACTTCCACAAAACAATGGATTAAAGAAGTAAGAGAGGACATTAAAAATGGGTTTGACAAAAAAGCTTAATAAGGTAGAAGATCTGGTATTTCGTCATTTAAAAGAGCATGACGTTTGCAGAGATAATACTAAGTTTTTGTACTACTCGGTTCTTCAAGAGTTTTACAGAGCTACAAGTCCTAAAGGCAGACTATGTGAAGAAGACAAGTTCTTATCAGATTTATACGATCTGCTACACTTTGCTCCTTGCGATGAGTCTATTCAGAGATCTAGACGTAGAATACAAAACAAATTAAAAATGCACCAGTCATCTAAAGCAGTTCAAGAGAAAAGACGAAAAGCTCAAGATACATATTACACCTGGTCGATCGACTAGAAACAAATTTATAAAGGCCACTGGGCATAGTCAATACCGATGACAAGCTACGGGCCTAAAATTATCCATGAGAAAACTTTCAACTTCCAAAGTACAGAGGGCTTGTCATCATAATGGCTCGGCTCGAACTTAAGGGCATTGACAACCGAGTTCGAGAAGATGTAAAAGTATTAGCTAAAACACATGGAGTCACGGTTGCTAAATTTTTAGAACCAGCAATCAAGAATTACATTTATCAAGCCGATAATAGAGAAAGGCTTATTAGAGCAAAGAGGTCTGACCCAGACTGGTAGCATGGGATTTTTAGACAGATTTAGAGCCAAGCCAAAACAAACATCTAATCTACAAACATTCTTAGATGGTAATTTAGAGAAGGAAGCCAGGACACCAGTTTACGATATGGCTCCTGCTATGGGCAGTTCTGGGCCAATGCGTATTGAGCCAATATACAATTTACATCATTTAGAAAATTTAGCAATAAACTATTCTCATTTACAAACTGTAATCAACCGTATTGCATCGCAAACAATCGCTAAGGGATTCAGGCTAGAACAGACTGTAGAGAATCCTAGTGAAGACCAGAAGGCATTGTTAGAAAGAATATTGAAAGACCCAAGCAACGGAGACAGTGATATAACTGGTGAAGAGTTCTGTAAAGCATTGATTAGACAGCTTGAAGTATTTGATGATGCTTGGGTGTCTATAGTTTATGATTACGTTAAAGATGAATCAGGTGGCATTTTAGGTAAACAAGTATCTCAGTTATGGGTTGAGGATTCAAAACAAATGCGATACAATACAGATCGTTTCGGTAAATTTCAAACAGAGAATAAGTTTTGTCCTACTTGTAGAACTACTAGAAGTGGCTCAGCTTGTTCTGAATGTGGTGCAAAATTAGAGCTTGTGGCTTACACTTTTGAAGATCATGAAGGAGACATTCCATTTGCTAGAGATGAAATCTTGCACTTTAACAAATACAGTTCTACTGCTAGATTGTATGGACAATCACCAATAGTAGGATTAATGAAAAAGATAGAAACTGCATTGGCAATAGAAAACTATCAGAACAAATTATTTAGATTAGAGAGACCACCAAAAGGATTCTTAGATATTCCAAACCTGGATGAAACTGCACTTAACAGATTAGGTGAATACATTGCCGAAGAAACTAGACGTAATCCTAACTTTGTCCCAATTATATCATCAGGTGAAGGGCAGTCAGGAGCAAAGTTTGTTACGATCATGCCTAGCCAGGGTGAAGCTGGTATGATTCCTTACATGGAAAAGATAAATCAAGATATTAACTCCGCTTATGGAATTATGCCTTTGGCAGTTGGTGATGTATCTGGAGTAGGCGGACTGAATGCAGAAGGCGAACAGTTG